ATTAACAAATGGGACAAATTAGGATTCTTGGAAGGTTTGAGAGGACATGTTAAAGAAAACATCGCTCAACTTTATGAAAACCAAGCATCTCACTTAATTAACGAAGCTGCTAGCACAGCATCAGACGGTTCTTTCGAAACGGTTGTATTTCCAATCGTAAGAAGAGTTTTCTCTAAATTGTTGGCTAACGACATCGTATCTGTACAAGCTATGAACTTACCTATCGGTAAATTGTTCTACTTCGTACCTAAAATTCAGGGTTATGACATGGGTCAAGACCCAACTGAAGGTGGTACACACTTCGCACCTTTTGGAGCACCTAATGGACCATCATCAACAAATGCTGGTTATGGCGCAAACGATAAGAATTTGTATGACAGATTCTACGAAGGTAACGAAGCATCATTAGACCCTCCAGGGTTATTTGACTATTCTAAAGGTAAGTTTAGTGCTGAAACATACACAGCGTCTACTCAAGTTTGGAGTGGTTCAGAATTAATCCAAAGTGGTTACAGTGCTGGTGAATACAGAAAAGTTATTATTGCTTTATCAGGATTTAACACAGCTGGTGCTGGTAAATTAATTGGTCCTAACGGTAACGAAATGGATTCTGAAGAGTTTTTGTCTAGCTTATCTGTAACACCAATTACAGATGCTACTTCAAATGGTTTTTCAGGATTGTCTGGTAACCAATTATTTAGAGTTGTAACTCAAAAATACGGTAAAGGTATTGTACAATATGGTTCACAAGCAACAACATCATTCCCAAGTACAGGTAATGGAGGTTCTTATGACAATATCTGTGATGCTCTTGGTATTATTTACTTAGAGGTGGATACTCAAGTTCCTTGTTCAATCGGTGCTGATTCTTTAGATGGTTACTCAGGTGTTACAACATCTAACTTAGAATTTGAAGATGAAATCGGTGAAGTTTCTTTTGATTTGGAATCAGTAACAGTTTCTGTAACTGAAAGAAAATTGAGAGCACAATGGTCTCCTGAATTAGCACAAGACGTTGCAGCATTCCACAACATTGACGCTGAAGCTGAATTAACAGCTTTATTGTCTGAGCAAGTTGCGGCAGAAATTGATAGAGAAATCTTGAGAGATTTGAGAAAAGGTGCAGCATGGACTTTGAGATGGGATTACAACGGTTGGAAGAGAGGAACTGCTTCAAATCCATTAACACAATACACACAAAAAGATTGGAACCAAACATTGATTACTGCAATCAACCAACTTTCAGCTCAAATCCACAAATCAACATTGAGAGGTGGAGCTAACTGGATTGTTGTTTCTTCAGAAATCAGTGCAATCTTTGATGATTTGGAATACTTCCACGTATCAAACGCAGCTCCTGAGCAAGACCAATATAACATGGGTATTGAAAGAGTTGGAACTTTGGCTGGTAGATACCAAGTTTACAGAGACCCTTATTTTCCACCAAACACAGTGTTGATTGGTCATAAAGGTAACTCATTGTTAGACACAGGTTATGTGTACGCACCATATGTTAGAACATTTGACTTAAGAGAATTGAGATAATCTTTTCTAAATGAAATAAAAAAGGGACAAGAAATTGTCCCTTTTTTTATGCTTCATCTTTTTTATCGGGTGTACTTAAAACACGTAATGATTTTGAAATAATTTCAGATTCTTCTAATGTAAAACAACCTCGTTTATACGCAGATTTTACTGATTGTATTAAATAAAATAAAGATTGCTCCTTTTCAATAGAATTAATTATTTTTTCAAGCTCGTCATTTGAGTTATATTGTAAAAAATCGAATAGTTTTGTGTTATTATTAATCATAGTAAGATATTTATATATAATAATCGTAAAAAAATGAACAACAATAAAGCACTAATCAAAAATATTCTTAATGAATATTTTATGTCTTTGTCTAAAAATAGTTTATCAATTGATGAAAGTTCGTCAACTTCAGTAGGTACTGGTGTTTATAATAAAGTTCTTGTATTTGGTGAAAAAAAATGGAATAATTCAGAATTAGGTCCGTTTACTGAAAATCCTTCTGACCAAACTGATAAAGAAAAAAAACAAAAAAAAATAACAAATATAATCAAAAAAAATATTGTTGAATTAAAA